ATCAAACTGGCAACCGTTTTCATAGGCATCTGCACTGATGCCTCTTCCGATATTGTTAATGGTTTTTTTGTTGACATCAACTACCACTTAAAAAGCCAATCAACATATTTCTTCCACCATTTTTTGATGAATTTAATCATATTGTTATCTCCTGTAGGTACATTAGCCCAGGTACAATGACAGTATTGACATTGATCTTCACCTCTGTGTTTATGATTACAAATTGTACAAAATCCGCTTAAGTTTTCCATAATTATATCCCCTGTAGTCTTGGATCGTTAGATGTAATATTCTTTTCTGCCTTTGGTCTGGCAATAGAGTCCTTACTTCTTTTACGAAGTTGAGCTTTAGCAGCTTCTTCTTTTCTTCTATCGTCCATTTGTTTTTTCAAATCCCATTTAAAATTCATTTGTCCTCCTTAGGTTCTATTTCATAGAACATTTTGTCAGAATCTTCTGTAACCCAATCCGAACCTTCGCAATCCCAAACTGTATTTTGTACTTTATAGTCAGGCCAGCTGTTATCAGTAGTGTATGAATTAACATGCCACAAAATGCGATTGTTAGGCTGAGCAGCAAAATTGCCGTTAGCAAGAGCCAATACGTGCGCACACTTATGCTCTTGAGGTATTTCAGAATGTTCTGTATTGAGTATATTAGTCTCTGGATGCGCCCAGTCAATAGTAAAAAGATACTCTCCATGATAAAATTTCTTGTCTTTTCCTAGATATTTGCCGCTTATACCAGCCAACCAATCAAAGCAAGTAACACTAGGCCAATAACTGAAACAGTTCCACAGTTGGAGTTGGTCCGTCGACATATCCGGCACATTGGCTCGGTCATACGATTTTTGGAAAAACGCTGAGATAGGCAAACGCCAAAAGCACGCACCATTGGGTAGCATGATATTAAATAAAAGCGCACGTCCCGATATAGATACCACACCGAATATAACGCAATCTTCACTTTCACCGTGATGTTCTTTAAGATCATAAAGATACTCCTTCCTTATTTTGCAATAAATTGGAGGAATGTTCGCGTTCAAATATGCCATAATATTTACCCATGTATTTCACCCCAGTTATTGCCGTACTCATAATCAACTTTATTTGGGACTTCTAGTTTAACAGCATCTTCCATAATCTCAATGATTTTTTTAGCATGAGATTCGTTTTCAACCGATACATCTAGTTCATCATGTATTTGTATGTGCGGTATAATTCCTTCTTTATACAATTCTAACATTGCTTTTTTAGTCATGTCAGCAGCAGATCCTTGAATTAGTTTATTTAAAGCTTTGTATGTATAAGCTCGTCTTATCCCCGGTCCATGTTCCCTTAACGCATCTTCATGAGTCATGGCTTTATGCATACCGAAACTATTAGGCTCCCACAAATGAAACCTACATAATCTACCTAGTAATGTTCTTATCTGACCTCTTTCTTGAGCTCTGTTAGATGCTTTGTCCATTAATTGTTTTACAAATGGTACACGTGAGTGATACGTATTAAATAATTCTGCAGCTTTGTCCTTAGTAACACCTAATTCAGCTTGTAATTTAGTTTTACCCATTCCATAAAATAGACCTAAGTTAATTGTTTTAGCTTGAGATCTAGGTATCTGTGCCATATCTGCAACAGTCTGGTGAAAGTCTGCACTAGAATCGTTATTATAGGCATCTAAAACCTCATATACAGACGGTAATTTATATAAAGCAGCATAATGTACTACCAACCTAGGCTCCTGCTGAGAATAGTCAAAACAACCCCATGTATGGCCCTCCTCGGGTATAAATAATGACCTTATCTTAGGTCCAAGATCTTTATTACGTGCTGGAATTTGTTGTAGGTTAGGGTTTTGATAACTGAATCTACCAGTTACCGTACCGCCACCTGCATTTCTTAACTGATTTATTTCTGCATGTATTCTACCATTATGCTCGTAGCTTATAATAGAATCTAAAAATGTTGTATGTGCTTTGTTAATCTCTCTTGCCTGTGCAATCATATTAACAACAGGATGCTCATGTTCTTGTAAAAAGTTTTTTGTAAAAGAGGGTGCACCTGTTTTATCCGTTGTCGGATATTCAAGTTTCAACATATCAAATACATTTGCAACAGATCTTGCTGCCCATATTTGTGTATCTACATTCGTTTCTTTTTTTATTTTATGTAATAAATCTTGTTCTGCTTTTTTAAATTCTTTTTTCATTTGATGTGCACGTTCTACATCAACACGTACACCTTTGAATCTCATATCAACAAGACATGGAAACAAATCAGATTCAAGATCAAATATATCTTCCAGGTCCTGATTAATAATTTCTTTTTTCATCTCTTGCCAAAGTCCTAATGTAACTTCAGCATCACGTTCAGCATATGCACCAACATGCATTGATGGTAATTTATACATTTCTGATTTGGGATTGATTCCCCATTCCGCTGCAGCTTCTGCAAGTGCAGCTTCATTCTTACCATAACCAAGATAATGCCATGATAAACTATTTAAATCATATCTAAATCTATTCTCATCAGTTAACGCTGCAGCTATCATTGTGCAGGCTATGTTACCATTTATTTTAAAACCTAATGCTCTTAACCAACAAACATCATAAATTGCATTGTGAAAAATTTTTGTTGAAGGTGCTTCAAGTATATCTTTAAGCCACAATAAAACTTTATTTCTATCCATATTACCACCACCTTCATGTGCAATTGGAAAATAACCTTTGTAATGACTGGTTGCAACTGCAATACCTATAACATCACCATTACCAATAACAGAACCAGATCCTTTTTTAAGTAAGTCTGGGTCTTTTGTTTCTAAGTCAATCGCTATCTCATCTACATGACGTAAGTCAGGAAATTCTGTAGGCTTTAACCATTCGGTCTGTGCTTCAAATTTAGGTATCTTCATTTAGTCCTCGGTTCAAAGATATATTTATCTTCTATTAGTTTATTTAATTTATCTTTATTACTAAAAGCATATAGAGCTGCATTGTAATCTTTTGGAAAAATCTCATAACATAAATTTTGACGATTAGAATAACCACTGGTCTCTAATCTTAGATAAATTTCTAAATCAAATTCTACGCCGTCAACTTTAATATTTCTTTTTATTATATTTCTTCCCATCTAAATCTTTCATCTTTAATATTTCTAAATCACAATAATGCTTGATCTTTTCTAAATCTTCTATACCATTCTTGTTCAAATATCTACAAACATATTTCACAACGTTTCCCTGAAAAAACGATAAATTATTTTTTGAAATAAATTCATACGGTTGAATGGTAAACTCCTTATAGTGATTTCCTCCTATCTGCTTTTCTTGCGGAAAAGTATTTTCAAATAAGTCCTTCGATGTCATAACCTTGATCCTCCTTTTTTGCTGACATAATGTAGAGATTTTGTTTTGTACGTGTAACTCCAACATACCAAACTCTATGCTCCTCATCTTGTTTATCCTGACTCTTTTCTATTGAGTCTCGAATTTTTTTTGTATTATCTAAAATTAACAACACATTTTCAGCTTCACCACCTTTTGCTGAATGTATTGTAGATAATTTTACTCTAGGTGTTTTGTTTAACTCTTCTCCATTACTTAACATTTCTCTAATATATAAACATTCTTCATAATCAGATGTAAATGAATCGTACCAAGGTACTTCCGGATCAAATCCAAATTCTTTTAAATCATACATTCGTTCATCAGTTAATTCTTTATCTATATCTGTGTATTCAAATATATCTTTTACTTCTGCTAAAGATAATTGATCACCTTTGGTCCATCTTGTGTAGTTTAGAATAGTTCTAAACAATGTAGTTTTATAACTTTTACGATCTTTATATTCAAAAAAGATTCCACGTTCTTTTAAAAATGGTCTAAGTCTATTTAATTTGTCGTTGTATCTTGCAAGAACTAACCAATTACCTTTTTCCAAAGGTACGTCTTCCAAACTAAATACATAGTTTATGGTTCCGTCTTCTTCCCTTGCTTTCCAAGATTTTTTTACTCGGTTATCGTCAGGTATTTGATTTAAAATTTTATCTGCAATGTTTTGTACAAGACCTGGGACCCTGTAAGATTGTGGCAAAATTATGTCCTTCTTTGAAATTTCTTGCTGAAATTTTTTTACATCTGCGCCTGCCCAGCCATAAATTGCTTGATCATCGTCACCTGCTAGTATAACATATTTGCTATTTTGCTTGATAATATTAAACATTTTCCACTGTACCGGTGACAAATCTTGAGCTTCGTCTATAAATGATACGTCTAATTTAGGACACAATTCTGACACAATAAATTTATCAATCATGTCTGTAAAATCTACTAATTTATATGAATCTTTGTAGTTATTTAATTCTTTTGAAATAATAGGTAATAATCTTTTATCCATGTTTTCTGAATACATATCTGTATTGTATTCATCTTCGATAGATATGTTTTTAATTCTAGCTGCACTAATTAAATTAAAATATTCACTACTTGAATTTAAAAATCCTGTGGATTCTTCTCCATTAGAATACACTGTTACTTCTATTCCTAGACTTCTACCAATATCTTCGTAGTGTTCATCTTGCATTACCTGAGATTTTTTCATACCCAATTGTTTAAATGCTAAAGAGTGTAAAGTTCTAAAATATTTTAAATCTTTTTTCTGATATTTAGGATAAGCATCTAGCATTCTTTCCACCGCCTCATTAGCTGCTTTAGTTGTAAATGCAAAATAACCAATCTTATCTATTGGTGTACCTAACTTTAAAAAAGTTTTTACATATTTTAAAAGCTTTGTAGTTTTCCCTGTTCCCGGAGGCCCAAATAATTTTCTACTAATTCTGGATCTTCCATCTATCATATTATATCTGTCTTATGTTTTGTTAATGTGTGGTGAATAGGTACTTCTTCAAAAGACTTTCTATTTATTTGAATGACATTTTTTACAGATGAATTGTATTTATTTTTTTCTTTAGAAGGAAATCTTTTTTGTTCTAAAAATTCTATCTCACAACTTTCATAAGTTACCTGCATCATACGACCTGTCTTATCTTCGTTGTACTTCCAGTTCTTTGCTTTTAACTTGTCGTAAAATTTATCAAACTTAAAGTATGCATAGTCTCCTTCAATTAATACAGATCCAGTTTTAAATGCTGCATCACTTGTAGCCTTAGCTCCATTTATTTTTGCATGTAATACATCATGTAGTTTTTCTTTTGGTGATGTACCTACCGGTGGCTGTACTGTTTTTTGTGTTGCGTACAGAGCATCCATAACAGTTTGTTCTACGTCCCCTTTAATTAGTGGTGGTAAAAATCCTGCAGCTTTTGATATTGCATTTCTTCTTTTACGTTGATCATTTAAATGTTCAATTGTTTTACAGTGTACCGTAGCTGTACCAATACCATCTGGTTTAGTTACATCAAATTCATATTCTGGTTCTGGGTCCAAATCTATTTTTCTAAGATTAGTTAATATAGGGTAAGAACCTTTTGATCCCGATAAGACTCCAAATTTTTTCTTTACACAAATACCTTTCTTACAGAATTCACTTAAAGGACTTTGTGTACAAGTATATCCTTTTGTACTTTTATTCCATGATTTAACTTTTGCTTTTAATTTTTGATCACTCCATGCATTTGCATGTTGTCCTGAAAAATATTTTACTGGTGCATTTTTAACTCTTTGTTCCCAATCATCACCATATTTCATTTTAACCATAACATGATAGTTGTACATAAACCTATCTTTACCATCAAAGTTTTCGTTTTTAGATAATTTAGATATTGCTGCTAGACATGGTGGTCCTTCAATAAATTCATCATCAACACCTTCCATACTTTTTACTTCGATGTCGTCTGTTATTTCTTTCAGTCTTTCTTTTGTCACCAGGTTTACACTGATGACCTTCATAAATTCTTCTAGACTAAATGATGTACCATCTATATTTAATCCTCTTCGTCTCTCTCCAAAATAAGGTAGGTTAATAAATTGTCCTGGTTTTAAATTACCTGTCTCACTATCTTTTGTTAATTGTGTTTGTTTAGGAAATATTTCACAATCTGGTTTTAATCCAAACAATGATAATAAGTTTGATAAAAATGATTTTACAATTGAAGCATTGGTAAATTTATCCATGAATAAAAATAAATGGAGTCCGCCGCTTTTAGATTCGACCGGCAATAAAGGTAGATCATACTGTTGTATAATATCTATGTAATCTTTTTTATTAAATTCCTCATAATCTTTTGGATCTATATCTATAACACCAAATCTAACTTCTGAGTTTTCTGTACAAGGTTGAATACCAATTGATAACTCACCTTTTAAATGCTGTTCATATACTTCATCAGTAAGTGGTTCATAGTTCCATCTATAAACAGGTTTCTTTTTACCTGTTTCAGAATCTACGTAAGAATCCTGGTGGTTAAAATCAGCAACACCATAAGCATTCTTATATCCAGTAAAAAATTCTATATATCTTTTTTCCATAACTGTTTATGTGGGCCATCCACTCTCGCTTAGGCCCACACTGTGCACATATCCCGAAGGAATTATATAATGCTTTCGTCCTTAGCTTTATCTTCGCCGTGTTTAGCTTTAACAGATCCTCTAGAAATGCTTTCACTAAATGCCTTAGCTTGATCGTAAAGACCTTTGTCAGTTACTGGGCCAACTTTACTAACTTCCCAACCAAACCAAGTGCCTTTATCGTTTGACATTTGAGTGGTTTTTAGTTTGTAAATGTGGCTGAAAGATGCCGGTGTAAACATTCCATTTGCACCCTTCATCTTTATTCCAGACATCATTGAGTTCCATTTTCTACTAATTTTTAATTGAGTAGATTTCATTGAAATCAATGCTGTTGATGGATTATCTCCCATTACAATTACAAAGTGTGATGCAGTTTTTTCTACATAGTTACCGTTTGGTAATCTATCTTTGTAGTTTGCATCTGGTGTAGTCTTAGACAAGATATCTGAAGATGAGTCATAGATTGCAACTGGTGCACCTAAACCTTCTCCTCTATCTTTCCATTCAATGTACTCCAACTTATAGAACGCTGGAATGACATCGATTCCTTTTACACCGTCATACAGTTCACCAGAAACTGAATTGTAAATCATTCCTGGTTCTGCACCTTCAACATACTTACCATCACGTTTATTAACTTCTGGTGAAAGTTGTCCTAGGATTTTTAGAAAAGGTAAGGCTAGATCTTCTTGACCTATTGCACCTAAACCTTTTGCTGCATCATCTTCAAACATATTTGCTGGAAGACCTGCAGACTTTTTCTCTGCTACTTGGTTCATGTTTATTTACTCCTTGTTACTTTGGTTCTGTTTCCTGAGAACACATTAAATAGATCAGAGGGCATCTCTTGTCCAGACTCAAGACGCTCTCTGACTAATGCTTTAAGAGTCATTGGTTCGACCTTTAGTTTCTGGACAGGTTCAAACCCTTGACCCTTTGCAAGGACAGCATAAGACTGTGCCTTGTTATCTTCGTTAACCCCGAAGGAAACCGTTACCTCATTTTTGATAAGGTCGCCGAGGTTATTTTCTCGAAGCCATGAGAATGCTTCTTCCCTCTTACCTATAGGTATAGAAGCACCATAAACTGGTTTAACTTCAACTGAAGAACCATCTGCTAACTTTAATGTAGAGATATTCATCTCTTGCATCATAGTCGGAATGACATCACCTGATACTATATCAATATGTCTCTTCAGTTCTTTTAATTCTTTTTCTTTTTGTTCAAGTTCGTCCTCTAATTTTTTTAATTTGACTACTTGATCTGATAATGATTTTGCATCATTAACTGAACTGTCAGTAAGATCTGCCCTTTGATCTTCTTCAAAGTTTATTGACCCACTTCCAGTAAATGTTTTAATTACTTCACTCATTTATTTCTCCTTTCTCGTATAAATTAATTTTAATAGGGTAGTAAGATCTTTCTTGTCTATCCCATTTGAGTAAGTTGTATCTACCATTAGTAATATCAGATACAATAGAACACGCAACACCAATAATAGCAGGATCACCTGTTAACAATAAATAATCTTCTGGTTGAAAATTTTTTAATAATTTTCTCAACTTAAAAATTAATGGTCCAGGTGAAAAAATTATTTGTGATAGTTCTGGTAATAATATTTTAAGCTCGCCATATTTTGCTGCGCCCATAATATTTATTTTAGGACTACCGATTTTTGTCCCCGGTACTTCTTGAACTACGTAAACTATTCTTTCTGACATTGACAAAAGATATAACATCGATTATATAGAAGTCAACTAGAAAGAAGAAAATAATTATGAAGTATAAATTTAAGACTAAACCTTATGAACATCAACTCAAGGCTTTAGAAATGTCTTGGGACAAAAAATATTTTGCCTATTTCATGGAGATGGGTACCGGTAAATCTAAAGTATTAATAGATAATATATCTATGCTTTATGATAACGGTAAAATTAATGGTGCATTAATCATTGCACCAAAAGGTGTATATAAAAATTGGCATGAAGGTGAAATACCAAATCACATGGTCAATCATATAGACCCCATAAATATATTATGGAAGTCTTCTATAAATAAAAAACAACAAGCAGAATTAAATAAATTATTTAAAACAGGTGAAGACCTACACATATTGGTTATGAATGTTGAATCCCTATCAACTAAAAAAGGTGTGGACTTTGCAGAAAAATTTTTAAATTGTCACGATACAATTATGGCAATCGATGAGTCTACTACAATAAAAAATCCAGATGCTAAACGTACTAAAAATATTGTGGGCTTAGGTAAACTTGCAAAGTATAGAAGAATATTAACAGGTTCTCCTGTAACTAAATCACCATTAGATTTATATAAACAATGTGAATTTTTAGAAGAAGAACTATTAGGTTTTGGTTCTTACTATGCTTTTAGAACTAGATATGCAGTTATGAAAACTGCAAACTTTAGCGGCAGGTCTATACAAATAGTAGTCGGATATAAAAACTTACCAGAGCTTTCAGAAAAGTTAAAAGATTTTTCTTATCGTGTATTAAAAGATGACTGTTTAGATTTACCTAAAAAGACATTTATGAAACGTGAAGTATCTTTAACTAAAGAACAAGAGAAAGCATATCTTCAAATGAAACAATTAGCTGTTGCTCATATGGAAGGTAAAGTTATGACTACAGCTACAGTATTAACTCAACTGATGAGACTCCAACAAATAACTTGTGGTCACTTTACTGCTGATGATGGCACTTTACATGAGATGCCATCCAATAGAATAGTCGAACTAATGGATGTATTAAGTGAAGTAGAGGGTAAGGTTGTTATATGGGCCCAGTTTCAAAGAGATGTAACTAATATTATTAAAGCATTGTCTAAAGAATATGGTGATGATTCCTATGTAGATTATTATGGATTAACACCACAAGAAGATAGACAAAAAAATATTAAAAAATTCCAGGACCCTGATTCCCCTGTAAGATTCTTTGTAGGAACTACGCAGACAGGTGGTTACGGTATTACATTAACTGCAGCATCAACCATGATATATTATTCTAATGGTTATGATCTAGAAAAACGTCAGCAATCTGAGGCTAGAATAGATCGTATTGGTCAAGAAAAACCTATGACTTATATTGATTTAATTGTTGAGAATACAGTTGATACTAGAATAGTAAAAGCCTTACGTAAAAAAGTAGATATAGCTACACAGATAATGGGAGAGGAATTAAAAGCATGGATTTAAGACCTGGTGTTGTAATTAGAATGGGATTATGGATTAGTTTGACTATGTGTATGTTGTGGATGTTAAACTAAATCCACAGCTTTACCAATAATAGGCTTATATTTTACTATCTTACCTTCACGATAAGCTCTCATGTATTGTCGTCTAGGGTTAAACTCTATATAGCTTGCATGAATCCATCCAGAGTTTGGCTCACCAGGAGTATAGAACTCCAAAATTAATTGATCTGGTTCACAATTTATATGAACCCAGTCAGCAACTTCTGCATTGTCTACTCCATTTACTTCGAAATCGACGGCCTCAGCTTTGGCATGCTGTGAATTTATAGAACTACCAATAGCAACACACAGCTCAGGCGAACGAAATCCGCTAGTGACCTTCACTCTTCCGAAGTGATCCCGGACGGGTTGCAAAACTCTTTCACACAGTAGTTTTAATTTTTCTACTTGATCTGCATTTGGGTTGTTATCGATACCTTTGCGGATAGCGGTATCTGATTTGATTAACTCCTGAAGAGTGAAGTTACGTGAAAGATTCATTATTGAAGCATATTGATAATTAAGGTTAAAATAATAGCACCACCTCCACCGATGATCATTCTTTCAATTCTAGTAATTCTATCTTTTACTTCTTTGATTTGATCGAAAGTTTGCTTTTGCATTATTCTGCAAAGCTTTTCATGATCCTCTATTTTTTGTATTGCTGATTTTCTAGCCATAATTATCCTTGTGGAAACAATATTGACAGTTTCTGTGCTGTTGTCAAGTTAGAAAAAGACCCTGCTGCACCTGGATTATTAACAATATTAGCATCAATACTAGGTAAGTTTAATGATGTTGGTGTTGCAGGTGTGTCTTGCATAATAGGTAATAATGGATTTTCAAATACAGGAAAGTCTACTTGTTGTAATGAAACATCTCTCATCTGTGTTTGTATATCTATTATAGCATCTAGTGCTGTATCTAATGGATCAGGTAGTCCTAATTTTTCTGCATTTTCTCTAAACGCTTGTCTAACATCAGGTGAAATATTAATAGGTCTAAATCTATTATTATCAATAGTATTTACTTCTACATTAGATAACCTTCCTGTAGAAGCTCTGAAAGCATCATCACTTATATTTAAAGTTCTTGCAGCATCTAAGTCTGCTTTAAAATTTTTTCTTACATCAAACAATGCTCTGTTTGCATTTATATATGAATCCACAATGTCTTTTGGTTCTATTGGTCCACCACGTAAAGCTTCTCTAGTAAATAATTGTCTAGATTCCCTTACACCTCTTTGATAGTTTGCAACTTTAAAGTCTAGTGAACGTGAAGGATTTACTTTAACTTCTCTAAAACCAAACAGTCCTTGAAACTCATCACCAAATTCAAATGCTTGACCATACTCATCAAACTTACCTTTAGTTAAAACATCTACAGATTCAATAGATCTATCTAATCTTTTTAATTGTTCAAAAGAAAAAGGCATTTGTGCTTTGACTAGATGTTGCATAATTTTTGTTGCTTTGTCTCCAGGTAAATCTTGTGGATTAAATACTTGAAAACCTTCTCTAGTTCTACCACCTCTAACTAATAAATCTGTTACAGCTTCTGTCCAAATAGCTTCTGATATAAATGGTTGTGCGAATTCTGCCATCGATGTAAATGTACCTTTTAAAAAATCATCCATGATTCCATCTTCATCTGTTCGACCATCAGCAACCGCATTAATAACTGTTTGTACAGGTCTAACTAAAGTATCGTATGCATTTGCATGACTAAAATCTATATATTTAAAGTTGCCATCTTTATCTTTTATAGGTAAAATAGTTGAATTTTTTGACCAATCTGCAACATATCTTCTGATTGCTTCTCTTTCTTCATCAGTTACATCATAGAGAGCTTGAAAAGCTTTTTGTGTTGCATAAGGCACTGCCGCAACAGTTGTACCAAAACCAAATAATCTAGTATAACCAATAGTTTCAAACGGTTTTACAACTGTACCATCAGCTAAAGTTATTGTTTCATTTATTTCTCTTAACGCTCGTCTTACAATATTTGTACCCGTTCTAGCTATCTCTGCAGGAAACGATACAAAGTTTCCAATAGGTAATTTTCTTAAAGATTTTACAAAATCAGACACATAGTCATAGTTAGGTATATTATTTCTTACAATATCAGCCGCTTCTTGTTTAAAGAACTCATCATCAATAGTAACATCAACACCATTTCTTTTTATAGACATACCTCTAGTAATACCTTTGTTTGCTAAAGCTTTTTCAAGTCTAGATTTTTCCATTGCCCATGATGCAATTTTCCAGAAATCATCTTCAGCTGTGTATAAATCTTGTGACACTGATTTTAATTTTGATAATGGTTTTAATAACATTCTAAGACCTTTGTCTGATGTCATGGTTTCACCAAAGTTTACGTCTTCCAATAGTCTTGTTAGATCCCCTAATCTTACGTTTGAGTTTACAACACCTAATCTTAATAACTCTTCATATAAATCATTCTGTTGTCTAGTACCTTTTAATGGTGTTTGCAGTGCTTGGTATGCTTGTTTAATTGCAGCTCCATCAGGTATAATACCATTTGCTGTAGCAAATGCACCAGCACTTACAAAGTTTCTGACATGTGTTACCGGTGATAAAATTGTTTTAGCAATTTGTGATAAACCTTTTGGATATAAAATTAAACTTTGATACAGTTGTCCAAGTACACCTGCTTTATCAAAACTTAATGATGTAGACTCTAGAGCTTTTGCCATTCCTGGTGTAGTGTATAATTCATTTAATGGATTTACAGATCCACCTTTAGCTGCAACATCTAATGTTCTAGCCTGATCAATTCTTATTTGTTGGTAGTCATCACCAAATAATATTCGTGCTTCATCAGCTGTTTCTGCAAACATAGGCTTACCACCTGCAGCTTTTAGTTCATTTGATTTCTTAATTAAATCCTGAAAAAATAAATTTCTTCTTGTGATCATTGATAATTTAGCTGTACCTCCTAATATAGTCTGCATAGGATTAGCTTGTTTACCTAAAAGGTTTTCAAATACTTTTCTATCTCCTTGTTTAATTGCACCTGCAGATACTAACGCGGATCCTCTGGCTGTTACAACTTCATCAAGTGTAGTTCTGTTTACAAAGAAACCAGGTACTTCAAATATAGCATCCGAAGGTCTATCCATTCTCATACCTTTAGGAAGTCTTGCAGTTTTCAATACTCTTGATACTGCTTGTTCTGCCTGAAGATCAGTTAGTTCTTCACCTGCTTCTTTAGCACTAGCTTTAAATACTTCTTTTGCTTCATCAATCGCTTCTCTTGTAGGTTGGTATCTTACCCAAGGAAGTATACTTTGATTTTGAAATATATCGTATGTAGAACCTAAATAGTTTTTAAATTTATTTCCAAATAATTTTTTAAATTCTTGTATCTCATTTGATCCCAATGATCTTCCAAGTTTAGAAAATAAATCTGCCCATCTTGTTCTTATTGTAGATAAACTTCCCAATACCTCTGTAATAGTTTCATCTTTTGCACCTAGTTCTTTTAATCTTTTAACTAATCCAGCTTTCTTTGCATCATCTAATGCACCAAATGTTGCAATACCTTGATCATCAAGTTCTGCTTTACCTGATAATAATAAATCATTAATTTCTGTTAAAAGTTTTTGTCGATCTTTTGCTGTTGCTTGATTCATAACCGTTCTAAATGGAGGAAATACTTTATCAATTGCTTGATCTAGTTCTCTTGATATGTTTCTTGCAGCTGCAGCATCCGATGCTCTTTCACCAATAGAAGTTCTTTCAATATCAAAAAACTCTTGAGTCTTTCCGCTTCTTGCCCTGAACCCCGATGCAATTTTATCAATCCATCTATCTAGTTTAGAATTTGCTACATCTAATTGTTTGTTTCGATCAGTTATTTTTTTAATTACTTTACCGGTGCCTCCTATAATACCAGTGAATAATGCACCTTCTGTACCAAACTTAATTCTATTTAATAATTCTCTTGTAGGATCATCATCTGTTGATCTTGTTATTTCTGTGGGCCCACCAATTAAATCACCAAAAGTACCTATTTTTTCTACATCGCCTACAAATATACCTTCTGCTAAACCACCTCCCAATGCTCCAGCTATAAATTTATTTGTTCTGCCTTTTGCATTTAATTCCAATGCTTCCTGAGCCCCTTTTACTAAACCAGGATTTGATGCTCTTAAATATTTATTATTTCTAGCAGCTCGCATAGCATCATCTGCTAATTTAGAACCTACTTTAAAACCTTTTGCTCCTGGTAAACCAATATTAACTAATGCTTCAGTAATTTTACCGGCTGCTGTTGCTTCTGCTTTCTCATCAAACTCTGTTAGATCATCAAAAAACTGTTCTACTTTTGCAGCTCTACCTTTATCAACACCTAGATCCATAAGTGTTGCGCCTAATGAAAAGAAACCTTTTGGTATTTGTATTAAACCTGATGCAACACCAGATAATACTGACTCTATTGTACCTACTCTTTGATTATCGTTTTTAATTTCCGAATTTAGAAGGGAAACCATTTATCCTCCTATAAATATGGTTTTACTTTACCGTCTTGAATTACCAGTATTCTATCGTTTACAACGTAAGCACCGTCCTCAGCAGCTCCAGTTGCAACTACAGCTTCTAAGAAATCAATTTCGTTTTTACCTTTATTTTCATTCATCCAATTTTTAACTTCTGTAGTGTCTGCAACACTTGTAACATTAATACCTCTTCCACGAGCTAAACCAGCTAATTGATTACCTGACGGTAATGTTCCTTGTTTAGTATTATAATCTCTAATGTCTTCCATTAGATCGCCTTGTTTATTAAAACCTAATTCTTTATAAGCTTGATCAACTGAAATGTTTTTCATTGCAGCATAATCTTGAGCTTGTTTTAAATAACTACCTGGTTTAGCACCAGATATATCTTTTTCTATTTCACCTTTTAGAACTGCAGCATCTATTTGTCGTTTCAATGCTTTAGATTTATCTAGCTGTCCTGATATGGCTCCAATAATTCTATTTTGTAATGTACCAGATTTTAATGCACCTTTAAGATCAGCACCTTCTTCTGAAATAATTTTACTTGCATCTATTAATGAATCATAAACAGCTTCTTTATTCATTTTATCTATACCCATTAACTTATAGTATTTATCTTTAGTTGCTTGAATTCTATCTTTGTTAAGTTTATCTAAAGCGTCTTGATCAACTGCTGTACTTTTTGGTGTTTGTGTTCCAGTCATTCCTGTTTTGCCTTCAATACCCATACCTCTATCTCTTGCTGTTCCTCCAGGAAGTTCTGTTGCACCACCTACAGAAGGTTGTTCACCACCTGTAAATTTATCATATAAATAAGAACCTGCTCCATATCCAGTTAATGCTAAACCTGTTGGAGTTGTGAAAGAATATTTTGCAAGTGATTTAACTGGTTTACCTAACATTGAACCATACTTACCAGCACCAAATAAAGTTCTTAAAATTGGATCTCTTTGTATAAAAGGTCTAAGCTCACGAGTCATACCTATTCCTGAAGTAGGACCACTTCCACCTCTTACAAATTTAGTTACACTTGGTAATACTTCACCATATTCCATATAACCACCACCGGTAGTTTTTGGATATACTTTACTAAATTGAGCAGGCACTTGTCTTGAATATAAATTTCTAAGAGCAGTTATTCCTCTTGATATATAAGGAGTTGCTCTCGCTGCCAAAGGCGCTAATCTTGCAACACCCATACCTATACCTAATAAAGGAACAGCATAACCACCTCTACCTGTTTCATCTTTTGGTGCAAGTGGACTACCAACAGTATTGATAGCTTGTTTATTATCTTTCATACCATCCATGATCCCTTCTTTAATAGGGCCACCGTATCTAAACATTGGTCTATTTAATGTTCTCATGTATTATCCGTATAATTTTCCGAATAAACCTGCAATACCTGTAGCTGTACTTAAAGCCGATGCAAATGGACTAGGGGTTCCAGGATCTTGGAATTGTTGACCAGCAACACCTCCAGCAAGACCTGTTAGTCCTGTTCCATATGTAGACAATCTTTGATAAGGCTCGTACGCTCCCGTTCTTGCAGCGTCTATGTCTGCTTGTAATTGTGATTGAGTTATTCCTTGTCTAAATGCACCTAATTGACCTAATGCAGCAACATCTCCTGCTGTACCAGCTCTTTGAAAATTAGATAGTGCAAACTGATTCTGTAAATCTTGTGCTCTTTGTGCTTGTGCGTTTTGAAATGCTTGTTGTTGTAGTTGAGCTGTAATGCCTGCTCTACCCATTGCAGTGTCTGACATGTATTGTCCTTCTAATGCACCTTGTCTACCACCACCAAATGCACCTGATGTAAAAGCTTGATCACTTATTTGTTGCATACCACCAGCTCTAGATAAATCATATTGTCTTAAAGATTCATCAATAACAGATTGTTGATATGGTGACATGTATGAAGCAATAGATCCAGCCCCGGTTCCTGCGCCCGGACCAGTTAACTGTTGTGCTTGTTGTAAGTAAGGTTGATACGCTCCAACACCTGCTGTTGCAAGTCCTATAGCTTGAGTTTGTAAAGGATCTTCACCCGCAACAAATTGACGACCTGTAAATTTACTTGTGTCAATTGGTGCCGATGTAGTTGCCGTTAATTGTTTGGCGTAATCTTTTGCGGTTTCTTGTAAATAATCTGGTAATGCCATTATATTATTCTACTCTCCAGTTGTTGTGCTTGATCAAACATGTCTTGTGCAGGATTTCTTAAGCCCTGGGATTCCTCTGATATAGTACCACCTGCTTCTAGATTGTCCATCATATTCTGCATAACCTCAGCACCTTTATCAATATCTCCTTGACCAGCGTTTCTTACAGCATCTGCTGTAAATACAAATTCATTTTTAGATAGTCTTGCAGGCACATCATCAGCTCTTTCTTCAGCTCCTAATGGCACAAAACCACCTTCTCT